CCACAAAATAGTAAAGTTATCAAAGAATCGGTAGAAGATTACCCTCTGGACTTTGTGAGAACAGAGTTCATCAAGATGATGATGAAAGACGGCTTTGCTGAATTGAACTGGGGTGATCTCTATACATCAATGAATCGCATAAGGATTGCTAATGCTAAATAAAGATTTTTCAAAATTTGGAAAACATTTTCAAGAAAACCTAGTCCAAATCATGTTTGAAGATCGAGTCTTTTGCGATCAAGTTGGTGAAGTTTTTAAGATTGAATTTTTAGAACAAAAATATTTACAACAATTTGTTGATAAGCTGTTTAATTACAAGGACAAGTACCAAACTCACCCATCTTCACAGGCTATTGCAACCATCTTAAGAACAGAATTGGATGAAAATAATCAAGTTTTATCCAAGCAAGTTAGAGACTTTTTTGCCAGAATTCAAGCTAATCCTTCAGTTCAAGATGAAGAATATGTTAAGCACACTTCCCTAGATTTTTGTCGAAAACAAAAACTTAAGGAAGCTTTGATGAAATCCGCTAATTTATTGCAAAATGCATCATTTGACGAGATTTCAGTTCTTATTAATGATGCCTTAAAGCTTGGTTCAGATAACTCTTATGGCTATGATTACAAATTAGACTTTGAAAAACGATTTGTCCTTAAACTTAGAAATCCAGTCACAACGGGCTGGGATCTTATTGACAAAATTAGTAAAGGTGGTCTAGGCCAGGGTGAGCTTGGTGTTGTTATCGCTCCAACCGGGGCAGGTAAATCAATGGCGTTAGTTCATTTGGGAACTCAGGGCCTTCTCGATGGTTTAACTGTCGTTCACTTCACATTGGAGTTGGGAGACACAGTAGTAGCTTCTCGTTATGATTCATGTATGACTGGTATCCATCTAAAAGACCTATATCATCGTAAAGAAGACATTTATAGTGAAGTTAAAAAAGTAAAAGGTAACGTAATTGTAAAAGAATATCCAACAAAATCGGCATCGGTAACAACTCTGCGAAATCATTTGAGTAAATTGCAAAATCGTGGAGTAAAGATTGGAATGATTATTGTTGATTATGCCGACTTGTTAAAGCCTACTGGCAATTATAAGGAAAAAAGAATTGAATTAGAATCAATTTATGAAAACTTGAGAGGTCTTTCGCAAGAGTTTAAGTGTCCTATTTGGACTGCTTCACAAACAAATCGTGGAGGATTAAATGCCGAAGTTGTTACAATGGAAAGTATTTCTGAAGCTTTTAATAAATGTTTTGTTGCGGACTTTATATTTACATTATCTCGGACGATTGAAGATAAAAATGTCAATGCTGCGAGGATGTTTATAGCTAAAAATAGAAATGGGCCAGACGGATTAGTTTATCCAATGAAAATGGACACTTCGAATGTTTTACTAGAAGTACTAGAACCAGATGGTAATTCTATTCAAGAGATCAACAAAGACGCAGCAAAAAATCAAAAACAGAGATTAGCAAGTATTTACAAAAAATTTAAAACGGAGAATAGTTAATGCAAATAGCATCAGAAATTTTATCAGATATTACAGTACACATGAAATACGCAAAGTACCTTCCCGAACAGAAGCGAAGGGAGAATTGGACAGAATTGTGTACTCGTAATAGAGATATGCATATTAAGAAATATCCAAAACTAAAAAAAGAAATTATCCAAATCTATGACAATTTTGTTATACCAAAGAAAGTTTTACCTTCAATGAGGTCGATGCAATTTGCCGGTAAGCCAATTGAGGTAGCCCCAAACCGCGTATATAACTGTGCTTATATGCCAATAGACCATGCTGATGCTTTTGCTGAATGTATGTTTCTTTTATTGGGTGGAACCGGCGTTGGTTTTTCTGTTCAACAACACCATGTTGAAAAGTTGCCAGAGATTCGCAAGCCAAATTCAAAACGAACCCGTCGATTCTTAGTATCAGACTCTATTGAAGGTTGGGCCGATTCAGTGAAGGCACTTGTTTACTCTTATTTTAAGGGCACGTCCAAACTTCGTTTTGATTTTAGTGACATTAGACCAAAGGGTGCTCGCCTTATAACATCTGGTGGGAAAGCCCCAGGACCACAGCCACTCCGAGAATGTTTAGTAAAAGTGGAAGGTGTACTTCGTGAAAAAACAGATGGTGACAAATTAGAGCCAATTGAAGTTCATGATATTGTTTGCTACATTGCCGACGCTGTTCTTGCAGGCGGGATTCGCAGAGCAGCACTTATTTCGCTTTTCTCAGCAGACGATGATGAAATGATTGCAGCAAAAACGGGTTCTTGGTGGGAAACTAATCCACAGAGAGGTCGAGCAAACAACTCCGCAGTAATTCTACGACATAAAGTTGATAAAGAGTACTTCATGTCTCTTTGGGACCGTATTAAAAAGTCAGGATCAGGCGAGCCCGGTATTTATCTATCAAATGATAAGGATTGGGGAACAAATCCATGCTGTGAAATTGCACTTCGCCCCTATCAGTTTTGTAATTTAACAGAAGTTAATGCTTCTAATTTAACTGACCAGGAAGAGTACGAAGCCCGAGTTAAAGCAGCGGCCTTTCTAGGCACCCTACAAGCCGGATACACGGACTTTCACTACCTACGCGATGTATGGCGCAGGAACACGGAAAAAGACGCTCTCATCGGCGTCTCGATGACTGGAATCGGGTCTGGTGCTGTTCTAAACTTAGATATGGAGTCGGCAGCAGCAGCGGTCAAAGAAGAAAATAGTAGAATCGCTAAAATTATTGGTATTCGTGAAGCAGCAAGAACTACTTGCGTAAAACCGGCAGGTACTACCTCATTAACATTGGGAACTTCTTCTGGAATCCATGCTTGGCACAATAATTATTACATTCGTCGCCTTCGCGTTGGAAAGAACGAGGCAATTTATAATTATTTGTCTTTAGCCCATGAAGAATTGATTGAAAACGAGTACTTTAGGCCACATGACACTGCTGTTATTTCTATTCCGCAGAAGGCCCCAGAAGGAGCAATTTATCGAACAGAATCGGCTATGTCTTTGCTTAAAAGAGTTGAAAGGGTTTCAAATGAATGGGTTCGCAAAGGGCATCGAAAGGGTCAAAACACTCATAATGTTTCAGCAACAGTAAGTATTCGTGAGTCAGAGTGGGATGATGTAGGGGAATGGATGTGGCAGAATCGTGATGTTTATAATGGTCTTTCAGTTTTACCTTATGACGGAGGCAATTATAACCAAGCACCTTTTGAAGACTGTTCCAAGGAAACTTACGAAGTCATGCTTCAATCACTAAACAAAGTTGATTTAAATAACGTCTATGAGACAGAAGACAACACTGATTTATCAGGGGAACTTGCTTGTTCTGCTGGCGGGTGCGAAATTACATAAGTAGACAATAGCTAATAGTTTAACAAGGCAGGGGGATTATCCCCCTGCCTTAACTATTTATTTTATTAATTAAAGGTAAAATAAATGGCATCATCAGGATTTTCTTATAAGACCACTGGCCCACAAAACAGTTTAATAGGACCGCAAGGACACATTGTTAATAGATATTTAAGATTGAGCGGCTCAGATGCTGGAACAAATAACGCTAATGGTGTTTATAATGCGACAGACCAAACGGGCAGTTTTTTCTATGCCCCACCCGCAGGTGAAATATGGCGAATTCATAGAATGATTATAACTGTGTTAAATACAGGTTCGTCAACTGCTATTAACGAATATGCTGGTATCTCTGAATTATCAAACGGCATTATAATTCAAGTTGTAAACGGTGTAACACAAGATCTTACAAACAGCGACCCAATTAAAAAAATAATTGATTGGGCATCATATTGTTATGACCTTGACTTAAAAAACAAAGTAAATAATGGTGCGACTTGTTATGCCGGTGTTCGTTGGACATTTGCTAATTCTGGTCAAGAAATTAGATTGATTGGCGATAATAACGATAGAATCGAAGTCATCTGCCGCGATGATTTATCAGATCTTGCCGAACACCACTTTCTTATTCAAGGCTATAAAGAAACATCTCAATACTAAACTATTTAACCTATAGGAAAAACAATAACTATGTTTGAAAAGTGGAAACTATTTCTCGAAGCAAAATGTAAGACTCCTGGTGCAATCTATCACTTTGATATTAATAATAAAAGTGTTGGAGTTGAGGTAGAGTTGCCCTCTGAAATCGATCTTGATGAAGAGAAGGCTAAAGAACTTGAAAATGAAATACATGATGCATTAGAAGACATATTAGCGAGGTTTTTTGATTAATGTCTAACGAAAGAAAACAATTTAATTCAACAATAAATACCGCCGTCGAATTCACTGAACTGAAAGGTTCGTTAAAAAGAATTGAAGATGTAATAATGACAATTAAAGAAAAAAATGAAGAAATGGCAGATGACCTTACTAAAATTAAAGAAGCAATTTATAATCCAGACCAAGGTATCTATTCTCGTTTGAAAGATGTTGAACAGAAAGTTAAAGATCATTCAAAAATTATTAAGTTAGAACAAGAAGTCGCTGAACTTAGAGAGTGGAAA